GTCGGCTGCTGTACAGAAAGGACTAATAAATTCACGCCGTGCAGGATTCCCGGCGCAAGGCTTCCATCAGAGTTTCAATCTCATCGGCAAGGTTCAGCCGGATATCCATGCGCCCGTCTGGGTAGATGGTGACGGAGTGCAGCAGATCAGTGGAGATTTCTTTGGTAAGCGCCGTAATCCCGGCATAGCTCCTGAACTTCTCAATTACGGCGTTGCTATTGTCGTCGCTACCGCTTATTTTGCGCTCCAGCTCCAAGACCGTGCGGGTGATTTCCTCTGCTTGCGCCGTCATGCTTTTCTTCTGCGCCGCGAAGCTCTCGCGGGACATCTCGCCCTCCACCAGCCGTTCATAGAGGTCTTGCAGCCGCTTGTCAAGCTGGGCTTTACGGCTCTGGAGGGTCTGCAACTGTCGCTGCGCCTGTTTGCGGTCAAGCTGCCGCTGCTCCTGCCTTGTTTGCAGAAGCCTGTCTATACTGACGGCGTATTGAGCATACACCTGTATGGTATCAATCACGGCTTCCAGAATATCGGCCTCCGGGACTTTTTCCTCCGAGCAGTCAAAGCCGGTATTCAGCCGTTTCGTGACGCAGCGGTAGGAGCCGTTCTTCTTATTGTCCCGCTGCATGGCGTGACCGCATACGCCGCAGACCACCTTGCGTTTCAGCGGATTCCCGCCGCCCGTCATGCCTTCGCGTTCCCTGTATTCCCGCATACAAATCTGCGCTTTTTCAAACAGTTCCTCTGAAACAATGGCTTCGTGCCTGTCGGGGACGATAACCCAATCATTGCGGGAGATTTTGACCGTGTGGGTGCTGCCTACAATGTCCCGGCTTCGTTTGCCGTACACCGTCTTTCCAATATACCGCTCGTCCCGCAGGAGCTTTGCAACCAGATTGGCCGTCCAGAAATTTTCCTCACGGATGCTGCGCCACGGCGTTCTTGTGCAGCCTGCTTCGACCTTGTAGTTCTTCGGAGAGCTTACGCCGTCGCCGTTCAGCGCCGCCGCGATCTGCCATGTCTTTGTACCATCCGCCGCCATTTGAAAGATGCGCCGTACCACGTCGGCGGCTTCCGTATCCACCAGCAGATGATTCTTGTCCTCCGGGTCTTTGACATATCCGTAAGGCGCAAAGGGACTGAGAAACGCCCCGCGCTCGGCTCTGGCCTTCTTTGCGCTTTTGACCCTGCGGGAAAGGTCACGGCTGTACAGGTCGTAGATCAGCGTCCGAAACGAAGTCTCGAGGCTGTCGATATCCAGCGGATTGCTGCTGTCAAAGCCGTCGTTGACGGAAATGAAGCGTACACCCATGAACGGGAACACGCGGGAGATGTAGTCGCCCACGGTGAGGTAATCACGGCCAAAGCGGGAAAGGTCTTTTACTACGATGCAGTTGATCTGCCCACGCTTGACCTGCTCCAAAAGCTCCTTCACAGCGGGACGCTCGAAGTTCGTACCACTCCAGCCGTCGTCACAAAACTCCAGTATTTCAGAGCCGGCCAACTCCGCATGACCGGATACATATTCCCGGAGGAGGCTGCGCTGGTTGGATATGCTCTCGGATTCGTTCTTTTCGCCGTTTCGCAAATCCGCGTCCTCGCTGGATATGCGAAGATACATCGCCGTTCTCATGCGTCAGTTTCCCTCCCTTCAAGATATGTACAGAGCTCCTTGTATTCGTCCCGGTAACGGAACACAATCTCGATATTGCAGTTCCCGTCCACATACACACGCTCAATCAGCGCCTGCGCCATTTCTTTTGTCAAAACATCCGCGCCCCGGAAGCTGCCGAAGGCCGCAAGGAACGGGTTCTCCGGCGTGTGCGCCGCTTCCGCCGCCTGCCGGCGGGTCAGAGCCTCGATCAACCGCTCCGCTTCTTCTGCCTCGGCCTTGTAGCGGCGTTTCAGCGTCATATACTCCTGCTCGGTCATGAGCTTATCCACATAGTTCTGGTAAAGGCTGTCATATAAGCCGTTGTATCTCGTAAGCGCTTTTTTCGCCGCGTCCAGCCTGCCTTGCAGCGTCGCAGTCTGCTTTCTGTATTTGGGAGAGCTGTTTACCCTGCGGATGAGCGCTTCCATATCAGCGGCGAGGGCAATCTGCGTCTGGATGGCTTGCAGGATCATGGGGATCAAAACATCCTCCTGGATATTCTTCTTGGGGCAGCTTGCGATGTCGTTGGTATGCGTCTGGCAGATGAACGTGTACCACAGCTTTTTTTCATGGCTCACATTCTTGTACCGCACCAGCGGACGCTTGCAGTCGGCGCAGTAGACCAGCCCCTTGAGGATGTTTTCAGTGGTTTTCAGATGCGTGAACCTGCCGAGGTTTTCAAAGTATTCTGCCTTTTTGCGCTGGGCAAGCGCCTGCACCTTACCAAAGGTTTCCCGGTCGATCAGCGGCTCGTGGGTATTTTCCACGACGATCCATTCCTCTTTGGGCTTCATGTACTGGCCACGATTCTCATAAAAGGACTGCCGCTTTGTGCCCTGCACCATGTGCCCGATGTACACCTGCCGGGACAGGATGTTTTTGACCGTCTGAACGTACCAGATCACGCCGTTGTACTTTTCTGTTTTGCACGCGCCGGTATTGTACAGATAGGCAGAGGGTGAGGGTATGCCCTCGTCATTGAGCCGCCTTGCGATCTGCGTGACGCCAATGCCCTCGGCACGCCACCGGAATATCTGCCGGACAACGGGAGCCGTTGCCTCATCCGGTTCCAGCCTGTGTGGGTCGTCCGGGCATTTGCGATAGCCGTAGGGTGCCCACGCGCCGATGAAATCGCCGTTCTTCTGCTTTGCCGCCAGAGCCGAGCCGGACTTCCTGGAAATGTCCTTGCTGTAGACCTCGTTGATCAGATTTTTCAGCGGAACCAGATAACCGTCCGCGCCCCGCTGGGCAGTAAGCGTGTCAAAGCCGTCGTTAACGGCGATGAAGCGCACGCCCAGAAACGGAAAAATGCGCTCCAGATAGTTGCCGGTCTCCTTGTAGTTTCTGCCAAAACGTGATAGGTCTTTGACCACGATGCAGTCTACCTCTCCGCGCCTGACCGCTTCCATGAGCTTTTCAAACTCAGGCCGTTGGAAGTCCGTGCCGGTCTGCCCGTTATCGCAAAACAGCCCATACAGAGTGAGCGTCGGGTCATTTTCGATGAACCGCAGCAGGAGGTTTTTCTGTCCCTCGATGGTATCCGCGCCGGGTTTGCCGCTGTCTTCCACGGAAAGGCGGGCATAGGCGGCAGCGCGGTATTGCTTCTGTGCCTGTGCGGGAGCCTCCGCTGCCGGAATGACCGGATTTGTCTTTCGTTTGGTTCTTGCCACTTATACCACCTCTCTGATTTGTGACCGGCGCAGGATATCCGTCTGCCACGCAAATTCATCCGCGAAGCGGAAGCGGACTTCCACGCGGTTGTCCTTATAAATAAGGATGCGGTCGATCAGCGCCACGACGATGCTGCGCTCCAATTCCGTAATGTTCAAATGCTCCCGAAACTGCGCCATCCACTCCCGGTGTTCGCCGCCGTGCTCTTTGATCTGCGTGATGGTCTCCTGCAAGGTTTCCATCTGCTTTTCGCACTCGGCGCAGCGCCCTGCGTAGTTCTGCTTGAGCCTCGCGTATTCGTCCCGGTCGATAATGCCGTCTGCAAGATTTTCATACAGCGACATGAGCAGCTTCTGAAGCCGCTCATATTCCGAGCGCTTCTTGTCAAGCTGACGCTGTACCTTCTGAGCTTCTGCGGTTCTCAAAGGGGCGGTGTCCGTCATGGCAAGAATATCGTCCAGGTCTACCACATCCCGGATATACTGCCGGAGCGTTTCCAGCACGATATCTGCAAGTGCCTCGTCACGCATCCGGTGGGGAGAACAGGATTTATCCTGCTTGTGCGCCGCACAGACATAGTAGACATATTTTTTATTGCCGGAGGGGATAGTTTTGCGCACCATGCTTGCACCACACTCGCCGCAGAACACCATGCCGCTAAAAAGCTGGACGGCGCTGTCGCCGGGGCTGCGGCGGGTATCCAGTGAGAGCGCTTTTTGCACGCTGTCAAAGTCCCGGCGTTCAATGATAGCCTCGTGTGTATCCGGAACGACCGCCCATTCATTTTCCGGCTTTGTGACACGCTTTCGCACCTTGTAGCTTGGGGTGGTCTCCTTGCCCTGAATGAGCACGCCGGTATAGACCGGATTTTTCAGGATACGAAGCACCGCATTGGCCGACCATAACGCCTGTGGGTTCGCCTTGAAGGAAGTGGCGAATTTCATGCCGAGAGATTTCTTGTATTCCATAGGCGAGAGCACCCCGTTGCGGTTCAGGCGGGCGGCAATGTCCTGCGGACTCATGCCCTCCAGCTTCCACGAAAAGATGTCCCGCACGATATCTGCGGCATATTCGTCTACGATCAGATGGTTTTTATCTGCGTCGTCCTTCAGATAGCCATACACGGCAAATGCGCCGATGTACTGGCCGCTTTTGCGCTTGACCTCAAGCTGGGTGCGGACTTTCACGGAAATATCCCGGCAGTAGGCTTCGTTTATGAGATTCTTGAACGGAATGATAAGCTCGTCCGAAGCGTTTTTCCCACCAAAGCTGTCATAGTTGTCGTTGACGGCGATGAACCGCACGCCTAAAAAGGGAAATATCTTCTCAATGTACTCGCCTGCGTCCAGATAATTTCGGCCAAAGCGCGATAGGTCTTTTACAATGATGCAGTTAGTACGCCCCGCCTTTACGTCCTCCAGCATCTTCTTGAAGCTCGGACGCTCGAAATTGGAACCTGTGAAGCCGTCGTCGATCCTGACGGCATATTCCCGAAGCTCCGGGCGGGTTCGGATGAAATTCCGCAGCAGCTCCCGCTGTCCGATAATGCTGTTGGATTCCTCTTTATCCCCGTCGTCCCTCGACAATCGGAGGTAAAGCGTGGCGTTCCAGATTTTTGTTTCCTTGCTGTTTTGCATATTGCCAGCTCCTTTCCTCCAAAATTGTACCTGCATAGTGCATAACTGTCGAGGATGTCGCGGGGTCAGCCCTTCGTGCGGATATATGCTTCCAGTCTGTCCTCCAACGAAATATCCGTATCGGCAAAGCTGACCCTGACCACATATTTTCCGTGCCGGTAGCAGTAGGGATTGCCGATCTGACGGATGAAATCCAGAATACGCTCCCGCTTGGGAAGCGCCGTGTTGACCTTCACGTCGCGGATGTCCACCAGCGCCGCAGGGTCAACGGCGCGAATATCTATGTCGGATGCCGTATATGCGTCCATGCCATACCTCCTTGCCTGGGTTATTTCATGGTTATGACTGGATAAAGAAATGTATGATTCCGGTGTAACCGGCAGCGTGGACTTCATTACGGAGCCTCCATTTCTTCCGGGATATAGAGGCCGAGGCTGATTTGGAGGGCTTCATTGACGCCGTCCATCTGTTTGCGGTTGACGCGCCCGATATAGCGCACCACGCGGCGTTTGTCGATGGTTTTGATCTGCTCCAGAAGAACGACGGATGCACCGTCCATGCCCTTCACGGAGGAAAGCAGATAGTGCGTGGGCTGATGTGGTTTCTTGCCTCTGCGGGCGGTCAGAGGGGCTACAATGAGGGTCGGGCAATAGAAGTTGCCGGTGTTGTTTTGCAGCAGAAGAACAGGGCGTGTGCCGCCCTGTTCTGAGCCGATATAGGGATTTAAGTTTGCCAGATAGATATCGCCGCGGCGATATGTCCAGTTCTCCTTCAAGGGCAAGGACTCCTTTCTGTGTTTGGTATGTATAGCCCTAATTTGTCCTCGACGCCCCAGAGCTGTGGGAAATCATCAGGCGGCGGCCGGTTGTGCCGCTCCATGGGATTTGAACCCCTCCGAGGATCGCTCCGAGCTGTCCCCATTGCGTGAAGAAGCTGTGGCTGGACAGAAGTATCGTTAGCCCTGCATACGGTCATGGCCGGATCGGGAACCGCCCGATTTTTACAGTCGGGTTTATCGCTCGTTCACGGAAGCTGCGCTGATTGAATGTTGTCCGCGCTCGTGAAGGTCGTGGCGCACCGCTGTGCTGGCTTGTGCTCTCGCACATATGCAGGAATGTACCTGATGAATGACTATGAAATTTTCAAGGAACAGTCAGCTTTCGCTGTGATTCTATTTTAGAAGCTGGTATGCCGGTTTTGAATATAACGTTGGTAACATTCGCTTTACCATTAGTAACATAGTAACATCAGTTATAGCTGCTCCCTGAATTTCTCAAGCTGCCCGATCAATACCTGAATATCTGTTTTCAGCGCAGCGGAATCCAGCGCGGTGAATGGGTCAGTGCCAAGGACAAGGTAGTCGATGGACACACCAAACAGGTTTGAGAGCGCGATCAGCACATCGACAGAGCAGCCTTTCTTTCCGGACTCTATGAGGCTGATAAAGCCGTGGGAAACATTTATGTGTTCTGCCAGATCCTCCTGCGTGAAATTTTTTGCGATGCGAAGCTCACGAATCCG